CGTCACGGTGACAAGGTTAAAAGCCGCACCGGAGGCATTTTTCACAAAATCGAAAGGGCCGCCTTTACGAACAAGGCATTTGTGAAGTTTCTGCCTGTTACCGAGAGGGAGAAGTTGATTCAAGAAGTTCTCGGGACGACAAATGGCTATATAGCAGCGACAGATTATACGTCATGGGAAAGGTACATGCATGAAGAAATTCAGGAAGTTTTTGAGATGCAGTTCTACAAGTATATGACGAAGAATCTGGGAACTGAAGGCCAACGTGAGTTCTTAAACACAGTGAGGAAGGTGCAATTGCCGACGCAGCGGTTGAGGGCGAAGAATTTGAAAGTCACCATCCCGGCGATTCGCATGTCTGGAGAGATGTGCACGTCGCTAGGAAACGGATTTACAAATCTTGTGCTCATGAACTACTACTGCGCCACAATGGGCATTGATGTGAAGGATCGTATGATGGCTGAAGGAGACGATGGACTCATCAGCACATCTAGTAAACTGTGTGGAGCAGACATGACCAGAGTTGGAGCCAAAATCAAGATGGAAGAAAAAGAAGCACTGGCCGATGCCGAATTTTGCGGGATTGTTGGCGACGAAGAAGGTAACGTCGTCATCGATCCAGTATGGAAACTATGCACCGTTCCGTGGAGTATGTCCAATGCGAAGGAATCTAAAAGACGAGAAGTTCGTTTGGGGTTGCTCAGAGCTAAGGGGATGTCTCTGGCATATGAAGCACCTCAGAGTCCGGTGACTCGTGCTTTTGGGGACTACATCATCAGAATGACGGAAGGTGTTGAGGCCCGGTGGGACCTCACGGAACGCAACACATATAAGATGTGGGTTACGCGACAGAGCATGAAGAAAGCTCTACCACCACGGCACATCACAGCTAGCGCGCGGGCGCAGTGTGAAAAGGTGTTCAAGGTTGGTCAGGACATTCAGATCAAGTATGAAGAGTTCTTTGACAACCTCAAAACATGGTGCCGTATACCGGACTTCGGACTACCCGTGCCCCAGATGTTTTACGAAAACTGGGACATGAACGTGCAGGATTGGGGGTAGG